TGATGCCCCTTAGCTATGATATGCAAGCCATTCAACAAGTTGAAATGTATAGAGATGTATTATTTTCAAACTATACATTCCAATTGATCAATAATAAATTAAGAATATTCCCTATCCCAGATGCTAATGATGCTGGTGGTAGAATTTGGTTTGAGTATATGCTTAAATCAGATGAATATTGTGTTAGTGTAGATGTTGATCCAAAAAAGATTTCTAATATCTCACAAGTTCCTTATAGAAATGTAGATTATGATAGTATTAATTCTGTAGGTAGAGCTTGGATATTTGAATTTACTTTAGCTTTAGCAAAAGAAATGTTAGGTTATGTCAGAGGTAAATATACCCAGGTACCAATCCCAGGAGCTGAAGTAACATTAAATCAAGCTGATTTATTATCTTCGGCTGAAGCTGATAAAAATAAATTAATTGATAGATTAAGAGAGTATTTTGATCAAACTTCTCGTCAATCTTTATTAGAAAGAAGATCAGCAGAATCAGATGCTCGTATGAATGAGTTAGATAAAGTACCAATGGTAATTTACGTAGGATAATGGCATTATTTGGAGAAGCAAGAGATATAAGTTTTTTTAGACACATTAATAGAGAATTAATGGGTAACATTATTTCTCAACAATGCGTTTATTACAAGTATGACTTAGGAGAAACTAAAGTAAATATTTACGGAGAAGCTTCTAAAGGCAAATATTACCATCCTCCAGTACAATTAAATTGTTTAATTGAAAGGAGTGACCAAAAATATCCTGAAGGCGACTTAGGTGTTAATTTTACATGGGGTATTATTTTTAAATTTTTAAGAGATGATTTACTATCTCGTAACGAATGTTTTAATAAAAACTGGCAACAACAATGTACTTATGGAGCTAATTTAGTTCCTGAAGTAGGAGATGTAATTTTATATAATGAAGGATATTATGAAGTTGATGTTACAAATGCAAACCAATACTTTGTAGGTAAAAACCCAGCATTCCCACAATTAGATTCAGATGGTAATAATGCCTTAAACGAAACTGATTTAGCTAATTTTGGTTCTAATATTTCAATTATTGTTGATACACATTATGTGCCTGCAGATAAGTTAGCATTATCTCCATTTAAAGAAAGATTTTAATGGCTAAAAATAGTAGAAAACCAGTACCAAAAACACAAAGAGAAATAAGTGAAGGCTTAGTTACTCCATTTGACCCTACTGTTGGTAACCCTAATGGTCCTAATAAGTACTCGGTTGATCCTGATATTAACCAAGCTGGTATTCCTTTTAACCGTTCAGAACAAATGTCTCTTAAAGGAGATAGTTATAAACAATTTTCTGTAGGTTTAGAAGATATAGATGAATCTGTATTTTACTATTTTAATAATGTAATTAAACCTTTCGTAATCCAGAACGAAGAACGTATCCCAGTACCTATTATTTATGGTAATCCAGAACGATGGAAATCATTTCAAAAAGACGGATTTTACAGAGATAAAAATGGTGCTATTATGATGCCTATTATCGTTGTTAAAAGAGATTCAATTTCTAAAAATAGAAGTATAGCTAATAAATTAGATGCTAATTTCCCTAATTTATATACTAGTTGGCAAAAATCATATAATGATAAAAACTTTTACTCTAATTTTAATGTATTAAATAATAGAGTTCAAACTAAACAATTTATAGCTAATGTAATCCCAGATTATGTTACTTTACAGTATAGTGTTATTGTACAAACCTATTACATGGATCAACTAAATAAGATAGTTGAAGCTATTAATTATGCTTCTGATTCATATTGGGGCGACCCAGAACGCTTTAAATTTAAAGCAATGATTGATGGTTTTACTAATGCAAACCAACTCTCAGATGGTCAAGAAAGAGTTGTTAGGAGTAACTTTACTATTAATATGTATGGATATATAATACCAGATATAATTCAGAAAGATTTAGCTTCAGTTAAGAAATTTAATTCAAAGTCAAAAATTATTTTCTCAATGGAAACAACATCTAACCCTGAAGTATTTGAATCTAATCCTCAAGTTGCTCCTCCTGTAGGAGGTTCTGGAGCTCCAAGAGATAGATTAGCAGAAAATGTTAATACAAGAAAAAGAATAAACACAGATGAGTAACATAAGATTTTTAGATAATGTAGCGGTAACTTCATTTGCTGCTTCTAATCAATTAGTTGGTTCAACATTTCCAAGAGTAGTATTCCCTGGGGAGACTAAAACTGTTCCTACTAACCAAAACTCATATGCTTTTGAAGTATTTAACCAAGGAATTATTAATATAACTAGTGGTATTGGGGTTACATTTGGTAGTGAAACTGTTTTCTCCCATGGTTTATTAAGAATGGAAAGTCAATTTACTAATGAAGGAGTAATTAACGTAGATGGCATCTTAGAAATAGGTGATATCTTCACAACTTAACAAAAGAATATAATATTTATACATAAACGTACGTACAAGTGGCTCAAATTAATATTTCAAATACTGGCACATCAGGAATAGAAACTCCACAATCGGGAGTTGTAGCTATTTTCTCAAACAGTGCTGACTCCGGAAAACTTTATTATAGATTCTCAGATGGCTCTATATCACCAGTAGATACTGGTGGTGGAGGTGGTGGTGCTGGTACCTCAGGTACTTCAGGAGATGGTACTCCAGGTACTTCAGGTACTTCAGGTGCTGCAGGTGCAACTGGTACATCAGGTACTTCTGGTGGTGGCGGCGGTGGTGCTGGTACTTCAGGAACATCAGGTGATACAGGAGCAAATGGTTCATCAGGTACTTCAGGTAATGATGGTACTTCAGGTACTGGAATTTCAGGTACATCAGGTACTTCTGGTGGCGGTGGCGGTGGTGCTGGTACTTCAGGTACTTCAGGAGACGGTACTCCGGGCACTTCAGGTACATCAGGTGGTGATGGTACTTCAGGTACAGGTGGTGCTGGTACTTCAGGAACATCAGGAGACGGTACTCCAGGTACTTCAGGAACATCAGGTGATGCTGGTGCAAACGGTTCATCTGGTACTTCAGGTGCTGCAGGTGCAACTGGTACTTCAGGTACTTCAGCTCCAGGTTTAACTTCAGGTACTTCAGGTGCTGCTGGTGCAAACGGTTCATCAGGTACCTCAGGTGATGGTACATCTGGTACTTCAGGTAATGCTGGGGCAAACGGTTCTTCAGGTACTTCAGGTGCTGCAGGTGCTGATGGTGATAGATATAAATCAACTTCAGTATCTACTTTTACATTAGGTAATAGTGGAACAATTGCAATAGCCACAGGATTAAGTTGGACAGCAGCTCAACAAGTTTTAATTGCTGTTAATGGAGCTAATTACCAAATAAGTGAAGTTACAGCTTATAACTCAGCAAACGGTAATTTAACATTTAATGCTCCAACAATATTATCTGGTTCAGGAACATATAGTTCATTTGATATTAACTTAGCAGGTACCCCGGGTGATGCAGGTTCATCTGGTACTTCAGGTGCTTCAGGTGCAACTGGTACTTCAGGTACTTCAGCTCCAGGTTTAACTTCAGGTACTTCAGGTGAAAGTGGTTCATCAGGAACTTCAGGTGTTGGTACTTCAGGTACATCAGGTGCAGACGGTACTTCAGGTACAGGAGTAACAGGTACTTCAGGAACATCAGGTGATGGTACTTCAGGTACAGGTGGTGCTGGTACTTCAGGTACTTCAGGAGATGGTACTCCAGGTACTTCAGGTACTTCAGGTGCTGCAGGTGCTCCAGGAGGATCAGGAACTTCAGGAACTTCTGGTTCCGGAGGTGGAGGTGGTGCTGGTACTAAACAATACGCCTTCTTAGTTCAATATGGAAGTAATAGAGAAGTAAGCAATGCTAAAGGTAGTGTTACTCAACTTACTGCTTCACCTTATTCAAGTGATAGTGTAACAATTACTCTTTCTGCTACACTTAATGAAGTAAAACTTTTATTTAGTACTCAAGATAATCCCCCACAATCTGTACTAGGCCATTATGGTAATTTTTCTGGTTATCCTAATGTAAAATTTAATACTGTAGCTTTAAATACAGGTCAAAATGGATATCTTGTAGCTGAAGGCATTTCAGCTAGTCAAACTGGTGGTATTGCTGATGCTACAGACTTTATAGATGATTTTAGTACTGTTACTTATGATTTAGATGTATCTCCTACTAATTATGGAGGTACAGAAGGTGCTGATGGTTTTGATACTGTCTTTACTCAAACTTATCTAGTATTTAGTTTCTAAAAAAAAATAATAATTTTTAAGAGCCCCTCATTTGAGGGGCTTTTTCTAATATTTATAATAAACCCTGTTTGGAAAGTGAAAAACAGTATTATTTAATAATACAATGTTAATTATAGATGGCTCAATATAACCCAGCAAATCCAGCTTTAACTTTATTTGGTAGTATTAATACCGTAGCTAATAAAGATAAATATGGTATAAATGATGAAACAGGATTAGGTCCCAATGGATCTGATTTATATATTTCTTTTACTCTTACTGTAGATAGTATTACT